AGGACCAAATATATTCCCAAACTTATTCTCGTCAATCATATCATACATCTTATAATCATTAACTATCTTATATACATTTTTAATATTCCTGTCACTTGTATCCATCACCTCATATGCCGTCACATCAAGTTCCTTCCTAGCATCATCTGTAAGCAACGGCTCGGACAAATCTATTATTTTCCTGTTAATCTCGTAGAGTTTATCCCCCTGGCACCCATCAGTAACGCCGTTAACGATGTTTTCGAGCACTTTGAGAGGTTTTTTCTTCTCTGCCTTCCTCTCCTCCAGCAGCTCCTTTGAACGCCTCACAATCGCCTCCAAATCGGTCTTATTTTCAACTATTTCAGGGAAGTACTTGACCAATGTCTGTTCACCAAGTCCCTTAACGCCTTTTATGTTGTCAGAAGCGTCTCCGCACAATATCTTCTCAAGCACTACGTTTTCGTGCGTAATGCCAAGTACCTTCACCGTATCTTCAGCCTTTACCAGCCTATCCAGTCTTGGATTCCATATCGCAACATTTTCAGATATGAACTGGGTCATGTCCTTATCTGATGACATAATCACTATTTTCTCGTTATCCCTTCTGTTCTTGACATAATATGCAACTATGTCATCACCTTCCACATCATCAAATTCCTGTTGTCTTATGCACAGTTCCTCAAGTATCTCCTGTATAATTCCTTTCTGCCTCTGTAGGGCCTCCTCATCGGTTTCTCCCCTAACAGTGTTTTTCTTAGCTTTGTTCTTCAGGATATACCTCATAGTTTCCTGAATACCCTTCTCGTAATCCGTCTTTGCATCTAGAAGGTCGTATCGTTTGTCACGGTTAGCCTTATAGTCTGGATATAGCCTATATCGCATTATCCCAGAACCCATACCGTCCCAAGACACAATACAATAGTCAAAATCCTTTTTAGTTAGTATTATGCCTAATTTCCTTATAAACGTCATTACAGCGCCATAAACCTCGCCCTTATCGTTCATCTTCTTGTCAACAGAAGAAATCTTAAGAAGATTGTTTCCATCAACAATCAACGTATAAATGGTTTTATTGTTCGTTATTCCATTCGCTTCTGCTATTTTTTTCCTTACTGGTTGTTTCATAATGCAAAGATATATTAAATTTTTCAAAAAAACAAATTTTTAGAGATATTTATATGAAAAAAAAAAGATGAAGATAAAACTGACAGAAAAACAATATGATAGGGTTATAGTCAATGAAGATGCTAACAAATTTTATTCTAAGCGCAACATAAATGGAGATAACTTGAAAGTTCTATGGGAGCGAATTGAAGAAAAGCAAAAGGAGTTAAACGACATGGTATTCAGTGAAATAGACGAATTAACCAAGAAAAAAGCCGAAACACTAGATTTAACATTAGGTAATGCGCTAAGGAAAACAAATAGGGATGACAACCTAATGCAGGTGCCTAAGGTAATCACTACGGCTGGAAATTCAAAACTGCCCCAATCTACACTAATAATTAACATAACATCTGCAATTGCTTGCCCGTCTTTCTACCTTGGTACGTGCTGCATAAAAAACGCAACCTGCTATGCGCAACAAGACGAGAATAGACTTTGGCATAATGTGGCGAACAAAAACGCCAGAACTGATTTAATGAATACTGAGCTTCTAAGGAAGTACCAGAAAGGCAATAAGGCGCCTATGAAAAAATACTTTAGCCTAATTGAAATGTATATAAACATAGGCAATGCCGCAGCAAAAAATCTGTATAATGAATATATCAGAATATATAACGACGCTGGAACATCCCCGACAGAGCAAGACTTGAAAGTTTTCAAGAGACTTTCTGACGCATTCAAAATAAAAGAAATAAGGCTAAACGAATCTGGTGACTTTCCGTGCCAATTGTCAATTAATCTGTGGTCTAAGTTCGCTAGGAAAGTTGGAAGAAAATACGGCATAGGCGTTCATGCTTACACTGCAAGATATCTTGACTTCTCTAACACTCCAGAAAATTTCTCGATAATGCCATCACACGAAGATATAAACATAGGAAATGAACCTTATAGAACTTACACTGTAGTGACAGATAAACACTATGATTCACTAACTGGTGGTACCAAATTGGATGACAACAAACAGCCGATACTCGGTGAAACAGAAGATGGAACAAAATACTATAAGTGCCCATGCTCTAAAGAAGAAAGTAGGTGTTCACTCTGCAATGTCTGTATGCATAAGAATAAAACTGGCGTTCCATATACAATATTCGTCAGGAAACATGGTAAAAAGAACGCGTCTGGACTGAGAATGCTTTTCACGTCCGATGAAATGAAAGGCGTAATTGACATGCATAACAAACTTGGGTGGACGTCAGAGCCTGAAAAGAAACTGTCAGCAGAACGTCAAGGACTCGATAAGACAAAGAAACTAGATTCAAAGATAATAGCAAGAAGGCAAGGAAAGTTACAACAAAAGAAAAAAGACTAAGAGCCAATCTTAGTCTTTTTTTAATATCATTCCTCAGCCTCTTCCGTGAATTTGACATCACTTTCACTGATTCCGCTTGCGCCGTTGTCTTCCAATCTTGCAAGTATATCCTTCATATATTCTTTCTTATACTCATCAAGTTTGTTAGGGTCTACCAGTCCGTTATGCACGCAGGCCATCTCACCCTCATACGTTACGTTCCATGGAGTAGGAAGCTGGTTCTTAGTTGTCCTAATCTTAGTAGTGATTCCGTAATTGTAGGTTTCTCCCTTAGCGGTAGCTGTCAGCTTCTTCGTTGCCGCCTTTCCGATACCTCCAAGGTGGAGGATAAGCCTTGCTCCGTAGAAGAACGTCTTACCGCCCTTCAGCTCGATAGATGGGACACCACCCATTGAGTTCATGGAATCATTCCAAATCTTGTTGACGCAGAAGAACGTATTGGTGTATTCTGAACCCATACTCTTCGATGACGGTATCCTGTTGTTTATTATGTTGTTGAATGCCTGTGATATCGCGCCAGCGTCAAACATATTGTTAGTGCTCTTGCTTTCAAGTGATTTGAAAGACTGTATTGACCCTATTGAATCCCAGATAAAGCACATCGGATAAGGAATCTCGCCACTGTCCTGCCTATCAAGGAAATCGTTGATTGAATATGCAATGTCCTCAAGAACAGCCTGCTTACGCTTAGTCTTCAGCTTCTTTCCAGTTGAATAATCATTATCCCCGTATGCATTTGCAAGTTTTGCACTGTTGAAATAGAAGAAATCTCCAGTGTAGTCTATAATCTGTTTCTCAGTCGTATACGTAACCTCTCCAGTCTCATAGTCTATATGCTCAACCTCTACGTCACCATACACTGGCGTTGCCTTCATTCCGCAATCAATCGCATACTGGAAGTCAAAATTGTTCTCAGTCTCATATATAATAGGTAATATACCATTATTAATACAAGATGCTATCAAGCAGTTCTTAATCGTAGATTTACCAGTGTTAGACCATCCAGTCACTATTGACAAGTACCCCATTGGTATTCCTGGTAACTTTATTGCATTAGAGAACGCATCTGGAAGCGGTATGAAAGACATTGGTTTATCTGCCACAGAATTGACAAAGTCGGTGTCATTCTTCATACTAAGCTCCATCTTAGCCTTAAGCTCGCTTATACTAGGTTTCTTAAAATCCTTTTTCTTTAATGGTTGCTTCATTTTATTCTTCTATTTTTTTATCTCTTATTTTATTTTTCCAGCACCTTCTGCAAAGTGGCTTGTACATATCGTTGCCGCCAATTACAACCTGGTCACCTTCGGTTATTATGTTACCGTCCGCATCGAACCTCGCGTTTATTGATGTCTTATTATCACCGCACGAACAAGTTGACTTGATTTCTTCCAAGTCATCAGCCAACTCAAAAAGACGTTTAGAAGCGGGGAATAGCTTGGACTGGAAATCTGTCCTTAACCCATAGCACATAACATTTATATTGAGGAAATCAACGACGTCGGACAATTGGTCTATCTGCATCTCAGTTAGAAACTGGCATTCATCAACCAGGACCCATTTGAGTTCAACAAGCTGAGAAGAAAGGAAATTCCTGTATTCTTTAATTGCCTTGTATAGATTGACATCACCATCTACACTTATGCATTTCCTCTCCAACCCTACTCTAGAGCGTATGATACCCTCGCCGTCCCTGGTGTCAGCAGACGGCTTGAGTACCATTATCTCCAATCCATTCTCTTCAAGATTGTGGGCAGTTGTAAGAAGCAACATAGACTTTGCAGAATTCATACAGCCGAATTTGAAGTAAAGTTTACTACCCATTTAAATCGTAACACTTTTTTCTATTAATTATTTAAAACGGAAGACTGTCATCGTCTGATGTGTCAAACTTGCTTCCGTCTATAACTTGTACAGGTTGTTCAACAGGTGCTGACTTAGCAACCTCTGAATAATCCCTAGACTGCTCGGTAAGAGCCTCTTCAAGTCTTTGTTTATCAGCCTCTTCCTTAGCCTTGTCAGCATCTAACTTATTGACATATTTCTTCTCTTCCTTATCAAATACTGGGACACCGCC